GGTGTTGCAGGATTAGCTCCAATAGCTCAGAATATGTTTAGAAATTAACCGGATAAAAATATGGCGATTGAAAAAAACGTACCGTCCCAGCTGGACGATCAGGTGTTAGCCGCTGAAGTGGAGCTGGAAATACCTGATGCATTTGAGCCGAAGTTTGTTACAGATAGTTTTGGTGATGAAATAGAAATATCAGTAAACGAAGACGGCGGGGTAACGGTTGATTTTGATCCCAACGAAATGCCGGATACTTCTGGCGATTTTTATGAAAACCTAGCAGAAAAAGTATCTTTGCGTGAGCTGCAGTCCATAGGCAGTGAATTATTATCCGAGTTTGACAGCAACAAGGCCGCTCGTCAGGACTGGGAAGATGCCTATGCTGAGGGTTTAGAGTTACTTGGATTAAATTATGAGGAGCGCACAGAGCCGTTCCGTGGTGCGACGGGCGTGACCCATCCTTTGTTGGCAGAGGCTGCCACTCAGTTTCAAGCACAAGCGTTCAATGAATTATTACCTCCTGGTGGTCCTGTTCGTACCGCGATCATTGGTGAGGAGTCTGTGGAAAAGCAACAGCAGGCACAGCGTGTAAGTGATTTTATGAATTACTACATCACAGATGTGATGGAAGATTACACGCCAGACATGGATCAGATGTTATTTTACTTGCCGTTGGCGGGTAGTACGTTTAAGAAAGTTTATTATGATGAGGTATTAGATCGTGCGGTATCGAGTTTTGTACCGGCGGAGAAGTTAGTTGTTCCTTACAACACGACTGATTTAGATACCTGTCCGAATGTGACGCAAGTATTTACGATTACGATGAATGATTTGCGCAAGAAGCAATTATCAGGATTTTATCGTGATGTACCGGTGACCGCGGCCCAAGCATCTATGAACGAGATAGACAAGATTGAGCAACAGATTAGTGGTCAGTATAACGGCGACATTGATTACGATTGTAATTTAATGGAGTGTCATGTTGATTTAGATCTAGAGGGCTTTGAGGATACGGATGAGGACGGCGATCCAACAGGGATTAAGATTCCTTACATTGTAACGATTTCACAAGACACCGGTAAGGTGTTATCGATTCGTCGTAACTATCGTGAAGACGATCCGAAGAAGAAGAAGATTAATTATTTTGTTCATTATAAGTTTTTGCCCGGATTTGGTTTTTACGGATTAGGCTTAATTCATACGATTGGTGGTTTGTCTCGCACAGCGACTGCGGCATTACGTCAGTTAATTGATGCAGGTACATTGTCTAATTTACCGGCTGGATTTAAAGCACGTGGCATGCGTATACGTAATGACGACGAGCCGTTGCAGCCGGGTGAGTTTAGGGATGTAGATGCACCGGGAGGCGCGATTCGTGATTCGTTGATGCCGTTACCTTTCAAAGGTCCGGATCAGACGTTGTATCAACTATTAGGCTTTGTTGTTCAAGCGGGTCAACGCTTTGCGACCATTACTGATTTGAAAGTAGGTGATGGTAATCAGCAGGCGGCGGTAGGCACTACTGTAGCGCTGTTGGAGCAAGGGTCCCGCGTGATGTCTGCGGTACACAAGCGCTTACATTATGCTATGCGTTGTGAGTTCAAGCTACTGGCACGCGTTATGTCGGAGAGTTTACCGGCAGAATATCCGTATGCAGTAGAGGGTCGTGATTCAAGCATCAAGGCAGACGATTTTGATGATCGTGTAGATGTTGTTCCTGTATCTAATCCAAACATATTTAGTCAGGCTCAGCGTATTGCGTTGGCGCAAGCTAAGCTTGAATTAGCTAAATCAGCCCCTGAATTACATAATTTGTATGAGGTATATAGCGATATGTACCATGCATTGGGTGTAAGAGATACTGATCGTATTTTACGCAGGATGCCGGATGCAAAGCCTATGCCGAAGGATCCAGCACAAGAAAACATTGATGCAATGGATACAGTGCCGTTAAAGGCATTTGAAGGTCAGGATCATCGCGCTCACATTAATGCGCATTTAGTCTTTGGTTCTTCACCGATGGTTAGTCAGATTCCTGCCCTGGCGATGTCCTTGCAAAAGCATGTCATGGAGCATGTTCAGATTGGTGCTAAGGAGCAGGCGGTATTTCAGTACATGCAACAGATGCAGGGTCAGCAGATAGATGAGGCTCGTAGAGAATTAGAGATTGCGGCATTAACCGCACAGTTTGTAGCCGAAGGCATGCAGGAAGTGAAGCAAATCAGCGGCCAGATTGCAGGCGAAGGTCCGGATCCATTAGTTCAGTTGAAGGAGAAAGAGCTTCAGTTAGACGCTCAGGCAGAACAAGCGGATGCACAACTAGACCAAGCTAAGTTACAATTAGAGCAACAGAAGATTCAGCAACGTCGAGATCAGTTTGACGCACGACTAGCAAGTCAGGAAAGACAAACACAGGCGCGTATTAATGCGAGCATGCAACGTGAACTACTTAAACAAAGAGGCAACCAATAATGGGTAAAGTAAAGATTGTAACAAACAAGCCAGGTGCAGCGCCTAAAGCTACCGGATATGCAGATATTGAAGGCCAAGGCAAAATTCCTTATGGCAAAACTGCAGATGCTCCTATGGGCGACGGTATGAAAGTCATGATTGCTCGCGGTATGGGTGCAGCTAAACGTGGCGGAAGTTATAAGGGCTGCTAAAATGCCATTGAAGGGCGGTAAAAGTTCTAAGACAGTCAGCGCTAATATACGCAAATTAAAAAAAGAAGGTAAAAGTCAAAAGCAAGCTGTTGCTATTGCATTGGCTACCTCTGGCAAACAAAAAAAAGCGTAAAAATCGCAAAGCATGAAAATAAAATACATATGGCTAGGGGTAGTTATCTCTTGGGTATCTGGAGCATTAGCCACAGATACTGTCACTAGTTCTACTGTTAGCTCTACTGCTAGTTCAACGGTATCTTCGTCAAGCAATACAGTCGGCACAACCACAGTAGATCGCACAGTTAATTCAGCACATGCACCTTCTATTAACATCAATAACAGTGATGTGTGTACTAACGCGGCATCTGCAGCAGTGCAGACCCAAGTATTAGGGTTTGCGGCAGGCACAACAATTAGAGACATCAACTGCGAAAACCTAAAGCTGTCACGCGAGCTGTATCGCTTAGGCATGAAGGTCGCGGCTGTATCCTTATTATGCAATAACGATCACAGAGTATTTGATGCTATGTGGTCCGCAGGTACTCCATGCCCGTATGAAGGCAAGATCGGTGACGAAGCTAAGCAGGCATGGAAAGACAATTCAGATAAAGTTCCTAATGGTTCTATCTTTCTAGCAAGTTCGAATGAGACTAATACTTCTAGTCATACTGACTACTTCAGTAGGCGCTGAGGTCAGCGAAAACTTGATTGATCCTAATGCTTGGGAGATTGAGGGTGATGTTTTGTATGAACCAAATGCGTACATCCGTTTTGGCACAGAGGGTGGTTCTGCCACACAGACAATAGATTTCAGTATCTATGAGCAATTAAATACCATCAAGTACGGAATGAAAGCTATCGGTTGTAACAATGAAGGTTATAGCTGGTGTGATGTAGGCACAGCTTATGATGAGCTGGTAATCACGCTCAAGTATGGTGATGAAGAATTTGTTTATAACGTAGAGCTGGATTACAACAACGGCATGGTAGCGTTCGATAATGTTGTAGACCCAGTGGCTACCTATGCGGATTCAGGCTGGATAAGAATCTATGGGCGCGATGTAGGCACATGGGCAGGCTGGTATGGCCCAGTCACTCAGAGTCACTTCTTAGAGGTCAACTATACAATCCCAATATACGATCCAGTGAAAGATGATCCAGAGTTTATGAAAACAATCACAGGCGAAAATCAGGTGTTAGATATAGCCATGCAGCCGGAGAATCTGACAGAAGAATGGAAGATGCAGAATGACATCAAGCCACAAGAGATCACGATCGAGCCAGTAAAAATAGAAGAAATAAAGGTAGAAAATGACATCAAGCAGGAGACGTCTAGTCCAAATATTGAGCCAAAAGCGCCAGCACCAGAAATCAAGGTTGAAGCGAAGCAGTCTGAATCAACTGGCAATCAAACCAGTAAAAATAGTGGTATCCGACTAGATACTGTAATGCAGAATATCACAGTAGATGGTGTCTCAGCGCAAGAGACAGAGGGGTCAGACAGTTACAATCAGATAGCACAGGCGGTTGCTATGAGTTTGCTGATGGCACAAGAGATCAAAGAGATTGAGCTGAAAGATGCGCCATTCTACAAGCAGGAACAAATGGCAGATGCTGAAATGAATAAGGTATATACTGGGTATAATGCGTACAATAGTGCTTTGATGAATAAACTGGTGGATATGCAATGGCAGAATTAGAGTTTGGCGGTATCAAGTTTACAGGCGGCAAGATGTTTGCGGTGGTTACTGCGCTATCTGCATTGGTCGGCTCATTGTATGGTGGCTTTGAAGTCTATAAAGACTACATGGATATGAAAGAAAAACTGGCAAACCTGGAGCCGGCTTCAATCCAGGCACAGATTGACCAGGCAATGGTCAAGCTAGACGAGGTGGTTGGGTATGCGCGAGCGATTAAAGACGATCTACGCAGCGACGTTATCGCTGTTGAAAAAGCTCTGGGTGAAGTTGAGCAACGCATTCGAGGCGTTGAAAGCGAGAACCGTGAAAACATTCGAGCGTTTCAAGAAGAAACTAGGGTAATGATTAAAGAGGCCCAGCGCTGGTTTGATGAGCGCACATCAGATATTGATGATAAACTAAGACAGCTTGAAGAGCGTATGGATGCAAAGATTCGCAGAGCTTTAGAAAACCCTTTAGTGGAGTAAATTATGTTACAAGCATTAATTGGTCCTGTTACAGGAATTTTAGATAAGTTTATTGAAGATAAAGACCAGAAAGCTAAGTTAGCGCATGAAATTGCAACTATGGCTGAAAAACATGCGCATGAAACTAACCTAGCGCAGGTCCAGGTAAATCAGGAAGAAGCACAGCATCGTTCTAATTTTGTTGCCGGATGGAGACCTTTTATCGGCTGGGTATGCGGCATAGCACTGGCGTATCATTTTGTATTGAGTCCTGTTATTGTGTTCGGTATTGCATTGTCAGGGGCTGTAGTGCCTGAAATACCTGAGTTTGATATGGGTAGTTTGATGACAGTGTTAATGGGTATGCTTGGCTTAGGTGGCTTGCGTACATTTGAAAAATCAAAAGGATTAACTAAATAAGGATAGTTATGGCTTTTCACTTATCGAAAGGATCTTTAAAAAGATTAGAAGGCGTTGATGAAACACTAGTTCAGGTTGTTCATCGTGCAATAGCGATAACTGAAGTAGACTTTGGAGTATCTTGTGGGTTACGCACAATTGAAGAACAAAGAAAGCTTTATGCTTCCGGTGCGAGTAAAACTCTAGAAAGT